CCAGCCCCCGAAGCCACGCCACCTGCTTCGTAAGGCTATCTTGCTGTCCATCCAACTTTCTAATATAGTCCTTAATCCATTTGACATCAGTTTTGACCTCAGTCAAGATAGCTTCCATTTGCCAATGCTCGGCGGTACAATTCTCTCTCCAATTAGTTAGCTCTTGTCCGTTCATCTTTCACTTCTTGTTCCACGTCGCCCACGAAAATCCATTTTGTTTTAGGTGGCGTTGACACGTATAAATCAATAGAGTTATGAGTATGCCCCAGAATACGTGTGGTGCTACCTGCTTTACCGATACCAGTATCATGGCACTTACAATTGCAATTGCAC